AAAAAGAAAAAAGCTAGAGGTGCAGGTGGTGCAGACTTAGATGAGTTCATGGCTCTTGAACAGATAAGAGAGAAAGAAGAAGAACTCAAAAAGATGATGATTTATCTAGGCAGACCGGGTCTTTGGCAAGATTGGCAACAGTTTCAAGCAGAAGCTCGTAAGTCAAGACGCTATCAAGAGAAGATGGAGCAAAAACGTAAAGAAGAATTGATGGAATATCTAGGCTATGGAATAGCTGTTATAATTGTGCTATTCTTTGCAGGATTGATGGCTTGGTTTGTAGGGAAATGGGTAGGAAGATTTTAGAGAAACCTTGCATAGGTATATGTAAATTAAAAGATAATGTTTGCATAGGATGTAAGAGAACTATAGAAGAAATTAAGGAATCATACGAATGGCACTTGCAAAATCACAAAGGAGCTTAAAGGCTTGGGGTAAACAAAAGTGGCGAACTAGATCAGGTAAACCTAGTACACAAGGGTCAAAAGCAACGGGTGAGCGTTATTTACCTGAAAAAGCAATTAAAGCTCTATCTGCCTCTGAATACGCCGCCTCTACGGCTGCTAAACGCAAAGCGTCTAGAAAAGGTAAACAATTTTCTAAACAACCCAGCAAGATTGCAAAGAAAACATCAAGATTTCGTAGATTCAGCTAAGTTAAAAGAAAAGTTAAAACAGGAAAGAATAAAAGAGAAGATAGCAAATGATACAAGCACTAATAGGACCAATAGCAAATCTCGCAGGAACGTGGTTTCAAAACAAAATAGAAAAAACAAAGGCAGATGGACAAGCTAAAGTTGCAGAGGCAAAAGCTCGTGCTACTGTTGCTGAAAAGGTTGCAACAGGTCAGGTCGAGTGGGAAGGCAAGATGGCAGATGCTACAGTGGATTCGTGGAAAGACGAGTTTGCATTAGTGGTTCTTTTAGCTCCTGCAATATTAGTATTTATTCCCGGAATGAGAGAATATGTAAAAGATGGTTTTGAGATACTAGCTACACTACCTGATTGGTATCAGTACCTATTGTATATAGCCATATCTGCATCGTTTGGCATCAAAGGTGTAGGACAAGCAGCAAAGATGTTAAAAAAGAAATGACGTTAAAAGCTAGAATATATTTAAAATTATCATCTTTTATATGTAACATTGGCAATTACTTTTGGCATAAACACGTAAAAGAAATACGCAAACAGCAAATGGAGTTAGGTTTTAGGCGATGAATATAAACACACTAAGAGAAGAAATTGAGGCAGATGAGGGTGTAAAGTATGAACTGTACTATTGCTCAGAAAATCATTTGACCGGGGGTATAGGGCATCTTATCACAGAATGGGATATAGATTATTATGGTAAACCTATAGGATATCCTGTACCTGAACAACAAGTGCAAGATTGGTTTGTAAATGACGTTCAAGTTGCTATAGAAGATTGTCAAAGTATATTCAATTCTTTTGACAAACTACCTGAAGAAATACAACACGTATTAATTAATATGTCATTTCAACTCGGTAAACCTCGTCTATCCAAATTTAAGAAGATGATAGCTGCAGTAGAAGCAGGAGACTATCAAGAAATGGCAAATCAGATGGAAGACTCACGTTGGTACAAACAAACAACTAACAGAGCACAACGTCTTATAGATAGAGTTGCAACACAAGGAATACCACATTGACAAAAAGAGAACTAACAGATAGACAAAAAAAGTTTCTAGAAGTATTGTTTGATCAAGCAGGTGGAGATGCAGTACAGGCAAAACTACTCGCAGGATATTCTGAAAACTCATCTACTTCAGATATAGTTGCGTCTATGAAAGAAGAGATCATGGAAGCGACACAACTTTACATGAGTCGCAATGCACCAAAAGCAGCAGTGGCTATGGTAAGTGGAGTTGATGATCCAACACAGCTTGGAATCAGAGATAGACTATCTGCATCAAAAGAATTACTAGACAGAGTAGGTTTAATCAAAACTGAAAAAGTACAAGTAGAAGCATCAGGTGGTGTTATGATTATGCCACCTAAAAAAGCAGTGGTGAAAGAATGACAGTAAGAAGTGCAGGACATTGGAAGTTACCCCAACCGACTGACATGAAAGATGAAAACGAGTGGATTGAGATACCAAGAATATCTAGAATAATACCTTTTGGATATAAACAATCTACTAGCGATCAAGACATATTAGAGCCTATATCACAAGAACTAGACAAGTTAGAGTTAGCTCGTAAGTATGTAAATCAGTATTCGTATAGAGAGGTCGCTAATTGGTTGACACAGCAAACAGGTCGTTACATATCTCATGTTGGATTAAGAAAAAGACTACAGAATGAGCAACAACGTAAGAACAAAGCTAGAAGTCTACGCAAGTGGGCAGAGTATGCAGAGAAGGCGATCTTCAAAGCGAAAGAAATTGAAGAAAAAAGAACAGGTGCAAGAATCTAATGTTGTAGTTGAGGCTGTAGAATCTATACCTGAACAAGAACACAACATAGTTTTTAAACCAAACGAAGGACCTCAGACAGAGTTCTTAGCGGCATCTGAACGAGAAGTTCTTTATGGTGGCAGTGCAGGTGGTGGTAAAAGTTTTGCTATGTTAGCTGATCCACTACGCTACATGGGTCATCCTGCATTTAGTGGATTGCTACTGCGACATACCACAGAAGAACTAAGAGAACTTATATTTAAGTCTCAAGAATTATATCCAAAAGTTTGGAAGGGTATAAAGTGGTCAGAAAGAAAGATGCAGTGGGTAGCACCATCGGGTGCAAGACTGTGGATGTCTTACCTAGACCGAGATGATGATGTGCTAAGATATCAAGGTTTGGCATTTAGTTGGATAGGATTTGACGAATTAACACAATGGTCTACTCCTTATGCTTGGGATTATATGAGATCAAGATTACGTTCTACTGCTCCTGACTTGCCAATCTTTATGAGAGCAACAACAAACCCCGGAGGTAGAGGACATCATTGGGTCAAAAAAATGTTTATAGACCCTGCACCTTATGGAAGACCATTTGATGCAACAAATATTGAGACAAACGAAGTATTAAAATATCCTGCAGGTCATAGTAAAGCAGGACAGTCATTATTTCAAAGAAGGTTTATTCCTGCTAGACTAACGGATAATCCTTACTTAGCAGTGTCGGGTGACTACGAAGCAATGCTTTTATCTTTACCTGAACAACAAAGAAGACAGCTACTAGATGGCGATTGGGATATTAAAGAAGGTGCAGCCTTTACAGAGTTTAATCGTGACATTCACGTTATTGAACCATTTAAGATCCCATCTAATTGGGTAAAATTTAGAGCTTGTGACTATGGTTATGGAAGTAAATCAGGAGTTGTTTGGTTTGCAGTATCTCCATCAGAGCAATTAGTTGTATACAGAGAGTTATATAAATCAAAAGTTCTTGCTACAGATTTAGCTGATATGATTCTAGAATTAGAGGCAGGAGATGGAAATATTAAGTATGGGGTTTTGGATAGCTCTCTTTGGCATAAACGTGGTGATACTGGTCCTTCTTTGGCTGAACAGATGATTTCTAGAGGCTGTCGTTGGAGACCATCAGATAGAAGTAGAGGTAGTCGTGTTGCAGGTAAAAACGAAGTACATAGAAGACTACAAGTGGATGAATACACAGAAGAGCCTAGATTAGTGTTTTTTAGTAATTGTATAAATTTAATATCTCAGATACCTGCTTTACCGATAGATAAAAAGAACCCTGAAGATATTGATACAAACTCAGAAGATCACTTGTATGATGCTTTAAGATATGGTATAATGTCAAGACCACGTTTTAGCATATTTGACTATGATCCTGTAGGCAGACCAAAAGCTAGTATGCCTGTAGCAGATTCAACCTTTGGATATTAATATGGCAGATGAAAATGAAATAATGGAAACCGATGCAATAGCATTAGATGATGTTGAAGAGGATACATCCACTGAAGATATGGATGTAAGTAACATTGTTGATTATGTTATGGCTAGATTTAAAAAGTCAGAAGACTATAGATATGAAGATGAACTAAGATGGGTTAGGTCATATAGAAACTACAGAGGAATCTATGGACCTGATGTTCAATTTACAGAAGCAGAAAAGTCAAGAGTATTTGTAAAAATAACTAAAACAAAAACTTTGGCTGCATATGGTCAAATAGTAGATGTGTTATTTGCTAACAACAAATTTCCACTAAGTGTTGACCCGACAAAATTACCAGAAGGAGTAGCAAAAGATGTTAGCTTTGATCCCAAAGAACCTGAAGAAATCCGTGGTATGGATGTGGAATCACCTTATGGTTTCAATGGCGATGGCATGGAACTACCTAAAGGAGCAACTGAAAAAAGTTTACTTGAAAGGCTTGGTCCTTTGCAAGAGAAGTTGCAAGATGTTGAAGGACTTAAAGAAGAAGCTGGTAAAACTCCGACAGCGATAACATTTAGTCCTGCTATGGTAGCAGCTAAAAATATGGAGAAAAAGATACATGACCAATTAGAAGAGTCTAGTGCAACAAAACATTTACGTAGCACTGCATTTGAGATGGCTCTTTTTGGTACAGGCATTATGAAAGGTCCTTTTGCTTTAGACAAAGAATATCCTAATTGGGATGACGAGGGCAACTACAATCCTGTATTTAAAACTGTACCACAGGTTAACAATGTATCTGTTTGGAACTTTTATCCTGATCCTGATGCATACAACATGGATGAAGCATTGTATGTTATTGAGAGACACAAGATGTCTAGATCAGAACTTAGAGGACTAAAAAAGAGACCTTTCTTTAGAGAAAATGTAATCAATGAAGTTATTGCAGATGGCGAAAACTACGTTAAAAAATATTGGGAAGATGACCTAACAGATTACAATCAAGAAAACTATATAGATAGATTTGAAGTCTTTGAGTATTGGGGTATGATCGACACTGATATGTTGATAGACCAAGAGGTAGATATACCTAATGAACTTAAAGAGTTTGATGAACTACAAGCAAACATATGGGTATGTAATGGTAAACTATTACGAGTTGTACTAAATCCATTTAAACCTGCTAAAATACCTTACACAGCAGCACCATATGAATTAAATCCATACTCATTCTTTGGTATAGGTTTAGCAGAGAATATGGATGATACACAGACTTTGATGAATGGTTTTATGAGAATGGCAGTTGATAATGCTGTATTATCAGGAAACTTATTAATAGAAGTAGATGAAACAAACTTAGTTCCGGGGCAAGACTTATCTGTGTATCCGGGCAAGATATTTAGAAGACAAGGTGGAGCACCGGGTCAAGCAATATTTGGCACAAAGTTTCCAAACGTGTCTACAGAGAATATGCAGTTATTTGACAAAGCAAGACAGTTAGCAGATGAAAGCACAGGCTTTCCATCTTTTGCTCATGGGCAAACAGGCATTACAGGTGTAGGTAGAACTGCATCAGGCATATCTATGTTAATGAGTGCAGCAGCAGGTAGTATTAAAACTGTTATAAAAAATATAGATGACTATCTACTAAAACCTCTAGGTGAGGGATTGTTTAGATTCAATATGCAGTTTGACTTTGATCCTAGCATAAAAGGCGATCTAGAAGTTGTTGCACGAGGAACAGAGAGTCTTATGGCAAACGAAGTTAGATCACAAAGACTTATGCAGTTCTTACAAGTATCATCTAATCCTGCTCTAGCACCATTTGCTAAGTTTGATTACATTATACGTGAAATAGCTAAGTCGCTAGATTTAGATGTAGACAAAGTAACAAACAGTCTTCAAGAGGCTGCTCTACAAGCAGAGCTTATGAAAGATTTTCAACAGGCACAACCACAGCAACCACAACCTCCTGCAGGTGCTGACCCAAGCGATCCAACAGGAACAGGTGGTGGAACAATAGGAACGGGTGTAGCACCTACACCTGAAGAGCAAGGATTTGCAGGAAGACCTCAAGGTGGACAAGAAAATATTGAGCAAACTGAAACCCCTAGTGAGCAATCACAACCAATGGGAAACTTTCAGTAATTACATAGACGCTCTCATAGAGCAACAACATAAAGCCATAGAGCACACCGATAATACAACTTTGATGTATAGATGTCAGGGTTCTATAGCCACTTTACGCAGACTAAAACTATTAAGGGATGAAGTACTAAAGAATGTCAGTTGAAACTAGAAGAGCCGAAAGAGCACCTAAAACAGAAACAGAAAAACTGTTACAAAAAGAAAAAGCTAAAGCAGGACTTCAAGCTATGGCTATAGGTCCTGTAACAGGAGTTTTAGGTTTACCCTCTGATATATTAGACTTAGCAGATATGGTTAATGATGCTGTAGCTAAGTATGGTGAAGATACAGTTCTAGGACAATATTCTAAACTAATAAAACCATCTCTAGATAAAGTGCAAGAGAAGTATGGCAGAGAAGCATTTGATAGAGGTTTTACAGAACTTACAGGTATAAAGTCAGACGCATCTAATCCACCACAGATGTTAGGTGAGTTAATATCTTTAGGCACTTTAGCAAAGACAGGTGTGAAAGTAGCAAAGACAGTCGGAGAAACTTTTTCTGACACATATAAGGGTGCTAAGAAACTATTTGAAGATTCTACTATGCCACCGACTTCAGGTCCTAAGTTGGCAACAGTAGACGATGCACCATTACCTGAGATAAAAGAAACAGAAACTTTATTACAAAAACCTGAAAAGGTAGACAAAACATTTCAAACACCCACCACAGAGGACTATGGTAATTTACCCATTATCAATCCTAGTATAATAGGACTACAGACAGAGGTGGGTCAAAAAGCAATTAAGCAGTTTGAAAATTTAGAGAAGACAACAAATAAAACACCTGAAGAATTATTTGCAGAAACAGGGGTCTATAGAGGTTCTGATAAAAAATTAAGATATGAATTAGATGATAGAGGAGCTAAACTAACTAATAGTATTAAAAAAGCGTTTAAAAATTTTGACTCTGATGCTAAAGTAGAAGACTTAAAATCTTTAAATAGAGTATTTAGATTAGAAGAGGTCTTTGATTTTCCTGCATTATACAAACAGTATGATTTAGGAATAAAACGAGATGGTGTAATGTATGGACCAATAAAAGACCTAGAAATAAAATTTAAAAAAGTTCTCTTTAATTTTAATACATTGGGTGGTTATGATCCTGTAGATGATGTAATAGAAATAAATTTAAATGCACAGGCTTTTGGTTCAACTAGTAAAAAATTTCCAAATATACGAATAGATAAACAAACAAGACAAGCTAGAATTGAAGCTACTATATTACATGAAATACAACACGCTATTCAACAAAGAGAAGGATTTTTTAGTGGTGGCAACACAAAAGATAGATTAGCTAAAATTAATCCAAACTATGAACAAGACACAAAAACTAATAATGCTTTTTTACAAAAGGCACTAGATAAATTAGGAGAAAATAAAAAGAATAGATTTCCTATTGAGTCTTTTATAAAAGAAAAAATAGATTTACAAGACAGAGCTAGTCAGGGTTTAGAGATAGGAGATTTTCGTAAATCACTTCTAGAGAGTAAAAAAGAAAGTCTTGATAATTTAGATATACCAAGTAAAGTAAAAGCAGCATATGCAAAATCTTATGAAAAATATTATAAAAATAAAAAAGTATTAGATGACCAAAATAGAAAAGCATACAATGAATATAGAGAAATATATGGCGAGAGAGAAGCAAGACTAGTAGAAAAAAGATTTTTAAAACGAAAAAAATTATTAGAAAAAGATACAGGATTAAAAAGACTATTTGGTGGTAGACGAGACAAGACAGATACAAGTTTAAGAGAAGACACAGAATTTGTAAAAGAATTAGGAGGAGTATCTCCAAAAGCTAAAGTTGTAAGAGATGCTGATGGAGAAATAATTGATGTAGTATCTAGTAAAAGTGAACTACAACAAAAAAAATCTCCAATAAGAATTTTGTATGATAAATTACCTGAATCAGAAAAAGCGTTATTGCCTGTGCAACAAGATGATTTTAGCATAACAGGCTATCATGGAACGTCAAAATCTAGAGAAGCAGGTAAACCTTTTTTTGATATTAGTTTTGGAAGACAGCAAGATGAATTTTTAGGAGAAGGATTTTATTTTACTTTAGACCCCAAGATAGCATCTGAATATGCAAATATGAGAGCTATTAATCAATTAGTTGATGCAGGTAAAAGGGGTGGAGAAGGACTATCTATTTATAAACCAACAGGGCAAAAGGTAACAACAAGTACTCTTTTAAAGGGAGTGGACATAGAGGGAAAACCTATACCTGCAGGACAACAAGTAGCAAAATTTGATTTATCTAATTTAGAAAAACCTTATGTAGTAAAAACACTTAAAGACAGAAAATATTTAAAAGAAAATTTTCAAAAAATAAAAGATGAGGGATATGATTCCGTTTTGTTTGATGATTTTAAAGATAGATCAAAACAAATAATGGTGTTCCCTGAACATATTGGAAAAATTGATGAGGGCAGTGGTGCAGTAGATCAAGCTATAACAAGTGGGCAAAGGTACATTCCTAAATCACAAAATTTAAATTTAAATCAAGCTGATCCTGACATAGCAACAGCAAATTCCATAATAGAAAATCCTAAACTTGCTGAAGAATGGAAAAGTCAAAATAGTGTAAAACAAAAACAAAAACAAAATCCTGAATTACAAAAAGCCGCTAATGATTTATTAGATGGCAAGATAACGGGCAAACAGTTTAGAGAAAAAGTAAAAACAGTTAATCCCATAGTGCCTATTGGAAAAGTTCCACCTATTCCTTCTTTTACAGATATTGTTGGGTCGCTACTTAAAAAACAAGTTGAAAAAGGTATATATGGATTAAATAAAGAAATACCTGATGGAACAAGAGTATCTTCTAGGTTAGACATACCTGCGTATGAAAGATACGATAAATGGATTGTTTCTATACATGATTCTTTTCATAAAGGAAGAAAGGACTCAATACAAGGAGAAGCCATAGCTTATGGTAAAACTATTGTACTAAATAATGTTTCATTTAAGTCTCTTCCAAGCAGAGGTCTTAGAATCGCCGCAGGTGCAGAAAAAAATACTATTGGCAGAATCTTTGGTGACATAAAAAATGAAGCTCCTGAGTCTGTTGCTAGTAGAGCTAAAAGACATCTTAATGAAGACGAGTGGTCAGAGATAGGATTTAATCCCTATCGACATGGCTTTTTCTACAATAAAGCTACAGGTCTACCTGTTGCCACTGCAGATGAAGTTGTTCAAATAGGACCTTTAGTATTAGCTCGTAATGCTAAGAAAATGACTATATCAGAGATGAAACAGACGGGAGCAGAGGGTCTCCCTGTAAGAGCAGGAAAACCTATAGAAGGTTTAAAAAATTTGAAAAGAACTAAGACTTTATTTAAGAAGGGTGGAACAATTATGAAAGAACAAATGGAACTATTTCAAGAGGGTGGACTTCAAGAAGAAGGTGGCACAGTTGATCCTGTATCAGGCAACGAAGTGCCAATAGGTTCAACAAAAGAAGAAGTCAGAGATGATATACCTGCACAGTTAAGTGAAGGAGAGTTTGTATTTCCTGCAGACGTTGTAAGATTTATAGGTTTAGAAAAACTAATGCAACTAAGACAAGAAGCAAAAGCAGGACTTAAAAAAATGGAAGAGATGGGTCAGATGGGCAACTCTGATGAAGCTACACTTCCTGATGATATTCCGTTTACAGTAGATGACTTAGACACAAGAGAAGAGACAGAAGAAGAAAAAGTAGAAATGGCAAGAGGTGGTGTTATAAAAGCACAGGCAGGAACTTTTGTAAATCCTAATTTTGGAACATTCACAAGACCATCATATGTTGCACCACAGTTTCAAATGAATCAAACTCCTATTCCTACTTTACCTAATACACAACAATTATCACCTGCACCTGTTGGTGGATTTACACCTACATTTTACAATGTCACACCAAAGCCTCAAACAGGTCCGGGTTCTACATTTCAAGACTTAATTGGCAGAAGACCGGGTCAATATGATGAGTTTCGTAAATATGTAAATGAGTCAGGGATGATACTTAATATACCATTTAAAGATGGTGAGCCTTTGTACCCCGTGCCTGAAGGTTACACATATCAAGACCCTGAAGAAGTTATAGTAGACGATCCGTCTGTTGTAGATGTTAAACCACAGACTACAAGAGTTACAGAGCCTGATGGTGGTGATGGTGGTGATCCTGAAATAGATGCAGGTTTAGGTGGTGCTAGAACAACAATAGGTGGAATAGACTATGCAGTTCAGTATGATTTTAAAGGTAACGTAACAGGAATAGCTAATGTTGCCAATGCTCTCCAATCAGGTCGTGCTAACTTTGAAAAACCTACGTTTGAAGTAGCAAGTTTAATATCTCAACAAAATAAAGCTCAAAGGGGTATGTTAAATCCCTACAACATAGCAACAGGTAAAGCTAAAACAGAACGAGAAAAAGCTGTAAATGTAACAAATAAATTGAATAACATAAAAGACCCTATATCTTTTACAAAAACTCCTGAAAGACCTGATGTTCTAGGTTCAAGAAAGGATACTGAAAAGACTGTAGAGAAAGAGGCTAAAGGAAAACTAGAACAAGATGTGTTTGGTCTTGGTAAATTTGGAGAATTTGGTGCGACTACACAAACAGATGATGATGTACAGGCTGATGTGGCAGGAGCAGGACTTGGACAAACAGGGTTTGGTATGGGCGATGCAAACTTAGATGTTGAAGATATATCAATGGATGTTCAGACAGACATAATGGGTAACGCAGATAGAGGACCTAATGCACATGGATTTGAGGCTTTTGGTTCAGGAGTTGCTGATAGACAAGGAACTGTTACAGGTATAAATGATAACGGAACTATATCATACTCCCCTGATCACGATTGGGGTCAGCCTACACAAACCACAGTATCTAATCAAGGAGTTACTGCAACTACCACTACAGCAGTACAAGCCACTGATATTATGGGTCCGGGATACGGAGCAGATGAAGATTCTTCTGACAAAATAATATGTACAGCCATGAATAATAAATATGGATTTGGTTCATTTAGACAAGCTATATGGTTAGAACACAGTAAAACACTTGACAAATCTTATCAAATAGGTTATCATAAACTATTTTTACCTGTTGTAAAATGGGCATATGGTAAAGATAATACAATGAAAAAATTAGTAAGGTGGTGGGGTGAAGGATTTGCTAGAAGAAGAACAGCAGATATATGGTTACAAAAAAGAGGTAAAGGAAGACACCCCATTGGTGCTATTGAGAGAGCTATAATAGAACCTCTTTGTTATATAGTAGGAAAAATAAATGGCAGATAAATATACAGAATACTTTTTAGAAGTTAAACAAAGATATAGAGATATACCAGAAGAAGAAAAAAATATACTAAGAAAATTAATTAGAACTAGAGAAGGACAAATATTAGCAAAAGTTTTAGGTCCTAATTTTATGGAAAAATTTAAACTAGGTCCTGTTAAAGAAGAACCAAAAAAACGTGGACTAGCATCACGATAACTGCTAGATAGATGGCTACTTATCCCCCAACAATAATTGGCTACGATAACCCCAAAGGAGAAACTAATGGCTGAACAAGCACAAGAGATGGTGACAAATGCTACACCTGAAAAAAAAGCATTTATGGCAAAGCGTTCTACTCACGAAGATAGAATAAAAAAAGACGAGGAAGAACTGCAACAGCTTTTAAAGGAGCAAACAGGTGACGAAGAGCAAGAAGAAAACAAAGACAGCATCGAAGAAAAAGAAGAACCTAAAAACGCAGAAGAACGCACCTTCAAAAAGCGTTATGGTGATCTCCGTAGGCATTCTCAAGAAAAAGAAAAAGAATACCAAAAAAGATTAAAAGACTTAGAAAGTCAATTAGATAATGCGGCAAAGAAAGAAATGAAGTTGCCAAAATCTGATGAAGACTTAGAAGCATGGGCAAAAGAATATCCCGATGTAGCAAAGATTGTTGAAACAATAGCGATGAAAAAAGCTAGAGAACAGTCTGAACAATTAGAAAAAAAGATAAAGCAGATAGATGAAATGAATATGTCTGCAGTAAAAGAAAGGGCAGAAGTAGAATTATTAAAACTGCATCCTGACTTTGATGAGATAAGAGACAGTGATGACTTTCACGAGTGGGCAGAGCAACAGCCTAAATGGATACAGGATGCATTATATGAGAATGAAAACGATGCTAGAGCAGCAGGTAGAGCCATTGACCTCTATAAGGCAGATAGAAACATTGGCAAAAAAGATACAAGCAAAGACGATAAGAGTGCTGCTAAAGCTATTAATACGAAAAGCAAGAAAACTGAAGTCGATGTTACAGAGACATCTAAAAAGATAAGAGAATCAGATGTTCAAAGAATGTCAGCAGATCAGTACGAAAAAAATGCAGACATGATAATGGAAGCTATACGATCAGGCAACTTTTTGTATGATATATCAGGTTCTGCACGATAATTGTTGACAAATTATTATTTATAGGTATAACTATAAATAACTAGAAATGTGACCCTTTTACAAGATACTCACATTTAATCAAACTTGGAAGCCTACCTAAAAGTATGAGCCTGTGTTTAAATAGCTAGTAAACACACAACCTCAGATACAATTAGCCGATGACGAGTAAATATGTAGCATACACTACGTATGCATTTGTTTATTTCAATGGAGATAAAAATGGCATTTAAAACTGCAGCAGGTTATGGTAATCTGCCTAATGGTAATTTCTCCCCAGTTATTTACTCTAAGCAGGTTCAGTTAGCCTTCAGAAAGACATCCGTTGTTGAAAATATCACTAACTCCGATTATTTCGGAGAGATTGCCAACATGGGTGACTCTGTAAAAATTATTAAAGAGCCAGAAATCACTGTCAAGGAATATGCTAGAGGTGCTAACGTACAGCCTCAA